TCAAGGGTGTAGCAGTCGGGAGCCTTGGCCTCTGCATCAGGGTTCCACGCCGTAGCATAGAACGCCTTCGAGATGCCGGGGTTAGCACCGACCACAACAACTTCCAGAGTGGGGTCTTCCAGCACAGTCTCGGCACCATCGGCTACAATGCGGAAGCGCGATGCCTTGATGGAGATACGGGGGAAGTCTGTCCCCGTGCTTAACCCGCCGCTAAGATCAGCAGCGAGGGCAGATGGTACACCGACACGCTCCGCAAGGTGGGCGGGTACGTCGATGTTAATCGGCACGATATTACTCATAGCTATTTCTTCCTTCTGGTTTCGCCCATCTCTTGGGCAGTGAACATCTCTTGCTGAGTACCAATACCCAGCTTCTCTTTGGCGGCAGCAGCTATAATAAGTTCTGCTATACCTGTCGCATCAGCAGCGTACGAGACGGAGCGTATGCTACCCGCTGGTCGGGTTAGCTCCACTAAGAACCCGTTCTCAATCTTGAAAACTTGTACGATGGGTTCCATACCCCTAAGCCTTCTTTGTTGGTCGTCGTACTGAGACGCTGATCTTTGTGCCGAAGTTAACTCCGGCGGGGATGGCTCCGTCTGCATCTAGGTACTCCCTTACTGCTTTCTTATTCACTGCCTTGTTCAGCAGGTCATAAGCATCGTTGGTCTTGATGAAGTTCAGCACGGCGTCCCAGTCGCCCACGCTAGCGAAGTCAGCGGTGGACATGAACGCTGTACCCTCGTCAGTCTTGAAAGACTTTACACCAGTCTCATCGGACTTGGCTTGTATCCAAGCCTCAAGTTTCTGCATCTTTTCTTTGATGGCTGCAACTTGTTCCTTAACATCAGACTCAATGGCCTCCTTCTGACCACGGAGCGTGATGTACGTGCCGATAACTTTATCGACGGTTAATGCTTCGGACATAACTTACTCCTGTTCTTGTTGTATCAGGTCTAACAGCAATCCCTGTAACCGCTGCTTAGTTTCGAGACGCTTGTACATCTTGCGCTCTAATGTCGTGGCCTCTATGTGAACCACGTTGGTGACATGCCGCTTGCCAATTCTCTCGACCCTCCCGTTGGCTTGGACATACTGTTCGTTGCTTGTTATCGGGCCGTACCAGATGATGGACTTGGCCGCTGTCAGTGTCAGCCCGTGTGCCATCGTGGCAGGGTGGGCTATGATAATCCGTGGCTCGGTGCGCTCTTGAAACCCTTGAAAGATTACGTTCCGTTTCTTTGCGCTGACCTCTCCGTTAACTATACCCACGGTGTAATGTTTTGCTAGCTCTTTATGTAGCATATGTAAAGTTCCTGTCAAGGGTACAAATACAATTACTTTACCACCGATCTCTTCGATGGTATCAAGAACCGCTTGAACCCTAGGCTTACAGTCAATCTCTACGTTCTCACCTCGGTCATTATATGCCACGCCACAGGCTATTTGTATCAGCTTCTGCAACTTAACAGCCTCGTTAACTGCGGTGATCTGCTCCCCGTTGGCTACGTCAGTGATGAAGGACTTCATCATCTTGTCGTAGTGCATCCGCTGATCCTTCGTAAGCTCTACCTTACGTGTCTGGAACACAGTGTCGGGGAGGTCGAAGCACTCGTCACGAGTGAAGCGCACCGCAGGTTGGAGAACATGTTGTACAGTAGTGAGCGCACCGGGACGAGGAACCCACGACCACTTGCCAAGTTTCTGCATGACCTGATCGCGGAAGCTGCCGAAGGTGCGGGGTGCGTATGGGCTATCAACCAGCTTGGCCAAGGCCCACGCATCGGTGGGATTGTTGGGGGTAGGTGTCCCGGTCATCATCCATAACTTGACATCGGGGTTGTTGTCCATCCACTTGCGGAACAATCTGAAACGTGTTGTGCCGGGGGTGCGGTAGACAGCAGCCTCGTCCACGATTACCAAGTCGAACATACCGTGGCAGTCATCGGAGATGATACCGAACCCATCATGGTTGACGATGTAGAAGTCAACGTCCGTCTTGAGCAACTGCTTGCGCTTCTTGGCCGAGCCGTGGAGGACAGCGTGTTGCCTATGGATGAACCCCTTGAAGATTGCATCCCCCCAGACACGCTCCAGTGTGGACAGTGGAGAGACGATGAGTACCTTGTTGATGACGCCCTGCTTCATGAGGTAGTCAGCCGCCCACAGTGCGCTCTGGGTCTTACCCGTACCTATCTCGTTGAGGACCAAGGCTTTGTGGTTCATGGTGAGGAAGGCAGACGTAGCCTTCTGGTGTTCGTAGGGGGTGAAGTCCCCGACCCAGTCGTAGTAGTGCATGATGGGAGCCGGGGCTTTGATGCCTAGGTTCCGTAGAACTCTGACCTCTGCGGGCTTATGCGGCACGACCACAAGGTCAGCACCATGTAAGGTTACGCGATGAGCAGAGGGTATACACTCTGTAACACGTTGTGGATTGTCAAGTTTCAAGGCAATGGCTTGGGCCTCTTCGACTACAAGCATCTTAGGTACTCCGCTACTTCCTCAATAGTCTCATCGTCGTAGACCACAAAGCATTTACCACCAGCCCGTTCGATGTCGCCCATACATTTTACCTGTAAGTCGGTGGGCTTCTTAGTCTTATCAGCCTTCGCCTCTATCCCTATGAAATGCCCTCCTGCACAGACAATACGGTCAGGGATACCCGCCGACCCAAAGGGGCCAGACTGGGGAGGGAACGACCACAGCCCGTACTGAGTAAAGTCCCCCAGCATCTTGTTAAGTTTCTTCTTGATCTTACCTTCGGGTGTCATGCCCATAGTTCTATCCTTACTTTACATTAGTGTCAAGTTTTATCTGAACTCACACTGGGATTGCGCCAACGGACACCAAGGGCATAGGCCGCTTGGCTTAGCGGGCCACTGGTCTTTCTCAAGGGAGTGTTCAATACGTTGCACCTTGGTCATCAGGGCTTCCCATATAGCTGGCGCATCCTCTCGCTTGTACACCTCAGTGTCCATCACCATATCCTTGAGCCATATGAAGGTGGCCCTTACGGTCTGGACTTCGGGGTACAGTTTGAACACAAGTATGGCGAACAGTTCTAACTGAAAGAAGTCGGGGCGATGCTTACCTGTTTTCCAATCCGCAACGACTGCGCTCTCGCCATTGATGATAAGGATGTCCAGCTTGGCGCGGAGCCATGCGTCTGCATCCCACCACCCAGTAGGCTCAAGCTCCTTGTTGAGCGTGAACTCCTGCTCTGCAACAAGTTGTCCGGGGAGTGACGCGAAGGCTTGGACCAGGGCTTCGTACTGTACGCTCTCGGCTGGCAGGGCAGTGTCACCCTTGAGACACAACTCCAACTGCTCATGGATACGGTTGCCATAGATGCTGGCCTCCCCAAAGGAAGGCTTAACTTCGCGGGTGATCCGTTGCATCTGGTACTGCTTCGGACAGTTCTCGTACTGCTTGAGGGCAGAGTAGCTGTGAGCTAAGGGCTTGTTCACTTACACTCTCCGTAGTTATCACCCACTGCGCTCTCGCAAGCGATGGGTAGTGTGGTTGCCCATGATGGAGGGGTACTCATTATCTCCTCCACAACTTGTTGTGCAGCATCAGCACCCTCCGACGACGTGCTGATAATGATCTCATCATGCACTTGGAACACAACGTGGTAGTGCTGTCCCACCGCAGTCATCTGGTCTGTTATAACTATACGAGCGAGGGCTTGGATGAGGTTCTCAGTCACCTTCCCGCCGTATATGTTTGCCCACGCAATAGTCTCCCGCTTGCCTGAAACCTTAGTCTCTATGAACTTGCGGAACGCCCTTGCGTCAGAGATGTATTCAAACCCATCCTCGTCAGAGCGCAGTGCATTATACTTCAAGAGCATACCATTAGGCAACTCAATACCCTCCGGGCCGTAGCCTATGAAGCCACCGATCACACCTTGCTGACCCGCAATCATGTCACTCAGCACGTTGTCGCACCGTGTCCACAACGCCACGATCATGGGGTGCTTGTCGCGGTACAGATAGACAATACGCTTGGCCTCACCCTCATGTATATCCACACCTCCCTGCTTGAGGGTGTCGGTGAACTTGATGAAGCCCATGCCATAGCCCAAGCCAAGGATGCAGGTCTTACCTACGAACCGTTGCTCCTTGGTAACCTGTGCCACGGCGATGCCGTAAACAAGGGCGGCGAACTCACTGTATACGTCACGCCCCTCACGGAACGCCTGCACCAAGTCATGCTGCCCTGCAACATGTGCTAGCATACGTGCCTCTATCTGGCTCGAGTCACAAGCGATCAGCTTCTGTCCATCGGGCGCAGCTAGGGCGGTGCGTATCACGTTGTTGGTACGGGCGGGGAGGTTTTGGAGGTTGAGTTTATCCCCACCGCTGAACCGTCCGGTGTGTGCGCCGTAGTATTTGAGCATGATGGGGAGGGGGCCACGCTTGGAGACAGCGATCAGACGCTCAGTGCGCTTCTCCTCAATGGTACTCTTGACCCCTAACCTGACCTCGGTAACAGCCGCGACCGCTGGGTTGGGGTGGTTCAGTAAGTCCTTCATCCCTTGGTCTGTCTTGGCAAACGCAAAGGTATCCTTACCTGTGGTGGGGCTGACCTTATAAGGTATCGCTGCCCCCATAGCTGTGAGTAGGGCGGCGAACTTCATGTTGCTGTTGAGTGCCTTCTTTGCAGCCTCTGGGTCACCGCTGCCCAACTTGTTGAGCAACGTCAGCTTGCGGTCTTGCTCCGACTTCAGGTGGGCTTCCAGCTTATGCCTGTCCAACTCAATGACAGGCTCAGTGTACATACGGATGGTCTGGTCAATAACCATCAACTCCGACACCGGGAAATCCTTCTTCAACTTCTTGAATAGCTTATACGTTAGCTCCGTGTCGTTGCAACAGTACCCACCGTAGGCGTTGATCTGTGCTTTAGTGAAGTCCTTGCGCCTCTTATCTAACGCATCTATGACCTCTGTGCCCTTCTCACCTAGGCCAAAGGCCAGCACCAAAGCCTTGAGGCTACCACCTACTGTGACACCACACGTAGGCTTAGCCATCGACAGTGTATCGAACCAGAACTTTGGCCTGATGTTGAAGTGTTCCGCTAGGATCAGCCCGTCGAAGGCTGTGTTGTGGCAGAGGATGGCCTTGTCGGTGTAGTCCAACGAGTTGAGGAACGTGTGCGGATCACTGCCGGTGTACCAGTCAGTCTCACCATCGTTGACCTTAACGCTGACACCGATCACCTCAAAGCGATCATCCCTGACGTACTCCTCCGTTGTCATCTTACCAAGGCTGTAGTCCTTGGCGTAGTAAGTTTCAAAGTCGATTGTTACGATGTCCATCTGCTTCCTCGCTGTTGTTGGTTGGGGTACGCGTAACTGGTACTCCCATAAACCTGTGATCCTGTTACCTCTTGGCCTCTTGTCTATTGTGTGGCTACCAAACCTACGCTTCCTTAGGTGGCGTAGCTGGGCCGACACAGACGCAGGGGGATCACCTGTTAACTTTGCTACTTCATCGAGTGTTCTCCATGAGCCACAGATCATAGCCTTATGCACACGATGTAGCTGATTAGCTAACCGGGCGTAGTCGTAGGTTGGGTCATACACTGGGCCGTTGAAATGCGCACTCACGTCCGGTGCATCCATCACCCCCTCCGCTTACGCTCAGCATGGATCATGTGGATAGTCTCAGCGTACCCAGCGATATCGTCGATGGTGTCCTTGTGATCAGGGGTGTGGACGAGGCGGCATATCTTGAGCCATATCATCTCCAGTGCGAACCGTACCTCATCGTCCTTGCACTTGTCGGTGACAGCCTTACCCCACTGTGCATCGCGGAAGTTCTCAAGGGGTGAGCCGTATATCTCTCCCTTCTCTGCAACAAGTTGCTGAGTGTCACGCCTCGTATGCGACACGGGTGTCGCCGGACGTTCAACAGGCTCGGCGGGTATCGTAGCCACGCTCTCCTTCTCCTCCAGTGCTTTCAGCCACCGCTTGGCGTTGTAGATGGTGTACATTGACACACCTGTTATGTCAGCTAAATGCCTAACATCCATGTGCTTCTTCTTGGGGTGACGTTTGACAGCGGCTAATGCCTTCATGAACTTCTTACTCTTGTGTTTAATTTTCTCACTCATGTGATGTGTTCCTTTGCCTTAAATGCTATGAAAAGTTTGGCTAACTCAGGGTCAGCCTCGATTGCGTACTCCATGAACCTCAACATCTTGTTGAGTTGCTCAACGTCTAGGGTATTCTGGTGGGTAGTGTGGCTCTCTATGCTAGACGCACCTATTAACCCGCCGACAGTCAATGTCTTATTCCCATACACCTCACTCACAGCTTGTACTCCGCTACACCTAAGTCACAGTGGGGGGAGTATTCGTTGGCTACTGCAACAGCTTGTGCAGCGTCAGCACCCATCGCAAGCGCACCATAAGCGAACTCTCTGCCCTCACCAAAGGCACACTTATCCAGCCCATGTGTAATGGGTATTTGGGAGGACTCGTAACGATACAGTCCTTGGATGGGGGATACCACGATGAAGTGGCAGGGGTGTGTGGTCTGTATAACAGGGAACTCACTGGGTTTATACCCTTCCTTGAACCACTCGCGCATGGCTAAGATAGAGTGTAGGGGGCCAGAACCTGTTAGGATAAGTCTGTCCTCCCCCTCCCCATAGTACCACGCCTTCTCTGTTTTCCACTGAGTCTTGCCATCACTGGCGGCACGATCAGTAGCAAGGATGTCTCCATCCCATACGATGATTGTCATTTAGGGTACTCCTTCTTCTCGCATTTAGGATTGGTGAAATGGTATGAGCCTAGCCCCTCCCCTAGGTGGGTGATCCTGCGTCTTATGATGATGCTACGCACCACCCTACACGCTTCAAAGGTGGGGTAGGGGTTGCCCTTGACCGGGAGCATACCGTAGGCTTGCATGTCAATAAGCCACACCATCAGCACATATT